GTCAGGACTTCCTAAAGCTTTAAATTTTCCCAAGCAGAAATATAAGAACTTATATCCTGCTTTAGGGGTTCCTTTCATTCATTTCTCATAATACTCTCAAGCACATCATTGTTAAAATTAAGTTGTAATGACTTAATTAAATCATTGGGTGCAGTGAAAGTACTTTCGGTAGTTGAACTACCATAGTAAATTTCATGAGTATTATTAAGAATTCTAAAACCACCTCTAATTATTGAACCAATTGTCATTAAAGACCGGATTTTGTTTCGGTCCTTATTGAAAATATTTTCAATATCGAGGTCTTGGATTTCTTTTGATGCATTATGTAAAATAATGTCATCACTAAGATCCCATGTTTGAACGATCAATCAAGATTGTTTAATGGTATTATAGATAGAAAGGAAAATTGGATTATCAGATAATAAATTCTTATCTTCAATTTCAAATTTACTTAAAAGTAAATCTGGATTGTTGATAATACTATTATTAATTTTACCAATAATTCCTGCCATTCCTTGTGAGAGAATTCTTTTATATTCTAAAAGAGCTACTCCCTCACCTGGTATAGGATAATCGTCATTCTTTACTAAAATTGTGAATAAATTTCTTAATTTATCATAACTATAGTATCCAAAGTCGATATCTAATGACAGGCCCAAAGCTTTAATCATTATAAGTTTATTTTTATTTAAACTAATAAAATTCATTTTAGGAATAATCTTTTTAAGAGAATTCTTTTTAATAGTTTTATTAGTATTTTTAATAATACTAAACTTATAATAAAGTCTAAATAACAACTCAACTAAATTATACTTACTTAAGTACAGGTTTCCTTTAATTTTGAAATAATCATATAGAATTATGAATACCACATGTGGTACCATAAAATTATTGATTATTCCTTTTAAAGGAACACCTGTAATCTCCTTTTTCTGTAATGGTTTTATCCATCTTTTAGCAAATTCATATGTATCTTTTGATACATGTGTTTTGTTAAGAGATACTTCAACACCTAATAAAGAAATTATATCAATATATCTCTTAGCAACTTTATCGTTTTTAATAACGATATCATCACCAAGAATAATATACTGGTTAAAATCTTTATAACCTTCTAGGAATGCACAATAGTGCACAACTAAATGGTGTGTTAAAGTAAAAACAGCCCAAGAAGAATAAGTACCCATAGGTTGTCCTGTTGAATATTTAACAGTACCACCATTGGGAGTAGTAAATTTCCTATTAGATAATAAATAACTTCAGCTATGAGCGAATTTTTCATTAAAAATTCTAACTAATAGCCTACGTTGTAAATCAATAGGAAATCGATCAGTTGCACTAGACAAATCTAAGGATCAAAACGAGTGTTCATTTTCCTCCCATTTATGCATTGGATCTTGAGTGAAGGTTCTGTCACAAATATTAAAGCTTCCTCTTAATATAAACAAAATTATATTATGAATAGGCTTTAAAAACAACTGAGTATAATAGTCAGAAATGGCTATTATCCTCAATTTTGCTTCAGGATCTTTCACATAACTTAATACACCATTAGTCTTTGACTTGGTTGCATATAAGTTATTATCCCACGCATATTTGTAGGATTTAGAAAAGAAATCAGCCCCATTTTCATCAGTAATATTAAAAATACTTTGAATCTCTTCATAACTATATTGTAATAAGTTATGATAAGATGTTAATGTGGCAGGACCATCAGGTCCAGCTTTCATTGATAAGTATAATAATGCCTTTGAAAATACAGGTGGGTTTCTTTTTAATGAATGTTTCTTAACAAAACTATTGATAAATCCACCAGGTATAATATAATTCCCTTTAGGGGGATCAGTTATACTGGAGAAATTTGGTTCAACCTTATTTCATTCATCCTTTTTAAGGGTAAATGATCTACTAAAATTTAAAATTGTTAAAACAAATTTTAAATTTGAGGTTATACCACTATCAGCTAGTTTCTTAAGAAATAAAAGCTTTTTTGGTCATCCATCTTTAGTTAATCCAATACTCATAGTATTAGTAAGTAAAGGCTGTCCACATATGTACCTTGTACAATGTAAACGCATTTGCTTATAATACTTAATAGTATGGATTATACCTCAGTCTTTAACTCATTTAAATAAGTTAGAAACAAAAGGTCTAAAGAATTTTAAATCAATATGTGGGAATAATAACATTAAAAGTCTTTTTAAAACTTTTATATGTAAAGTTCTCATATTTGAATTAAAGTGATTTGTTTTAGTAGAATAACTACGAACCTAAAGATTAGTCTATAGGAATTATTATAATATGCCGAAGCCTTTCCTTAAAAAAGAAAAGTTGAAAGTATAGTATAAATACTACATATATTCTTCCAAAACTAAGATAAAGCAACCCTCGTAAGAGGACTTTACCAGAAAACCGAGGAAAATAACTTAAATAAGTATATTTTTAATGGTAATAATATCACAAAAGATATTATTAGTTCTTCGGAACAGTTTACCCCTTAGGG